GGTTGTTTACTTGTTGATGTCATACTGTCTAAGACACCAAACAAACCTTTGCTTAATGCGTTGATACCTGCAGCAGCAGCACCCATCTCCGTAGCACTAGGATACGTAACACCTTGAGCATAGCTTGCACCTGCATCACCAATGTCTACAGAATAAGAATCAGCCATAATATTTCCTTAATACATTTGTTGAGATAGTAGACCAGCTTCAAAACCTAGGTCTAATCTTTGAGCATTTCTTAGAATATCTGGTATTGCTCCAACATTCACAAGGCTATCCTGAAGTGATACCTTTAGCTCATTTGACAAGTTAGATGCCCATAGTTCATCTGATATTTCTTGCCATAGTTTTGTTCCTCTTACCATATCACGTTCATCACCCTTTGTCAAGAGTTCAATGGCAAGAGTAGCCTTTTGATTAAGCCTATTTCTTAGATCTTTATAGGTCTTATTTTTACTATAGATCATTTCGTTGTAATCATAGTAGTTTTGTACTGGTGCAGGAGTAGCACCAAACAATACTGCAGCAGCAGCTTCTGGAGGTAGGTTACTTACAGCAAGTTTTCTAGTTCTACTTCTGTAGTTTCCTGATTCTATCAGTTCTCTAATCTTAACAGCTTTATCTACGGTTGACAAGTTACGTAGAAGTTGTGTTAAGTCTTCTCTAACTGATTCGGTTCTACCACCGTACATAGCTCTGATAGCGTTGGATGCTGCACTTTTCATGTCACCAAAGATCTCACCAGAGGGGCCAAATAAAGTTGTCAATAGTGACTCCTCCATAAGCTTTCTGTGAGTATCTTTGATTTGACCTAGAGGTGCTGCACGTTGAGCGTATGCAGTCTCAGTGCCTAGACCCCAACCTAGAAGTTGATCAAAAGCACCATACTTTATCATGTTAAATGTCTGGACAGCCTGAGGATCATCAGGGCTGTAGCCCATCTTTTCTACTATGTATCCTGTAGACCTTCCTATACCTAGCCCTGTCATACCCCACATAGGTCCCATAACTAGGAACATTCTAGCTCTTTCACCTGCTGTAAAGTTTCTACCTACAGCAATGTTTTCCATAGCTCGTAAGCTGAAGGTTAACCACTGAGTAGGAACTCGCATAGGTCCTGTTTGAGCAAAGCTTCTTGAAGCTGTAGTCATTCGGAATGTTAAGTCTTGTTCCCTGTTAGTAATCCAAGTTTTACCTGCAGGAGATAGAGGGCTGACATCAGGGCGTTTAGCTCTATGTTCTAAGAAAGCTGTAATAATACCTGTCATACGAGAGGCTCTTTCACCTTCTCTAAAGAACAGTGTTGACTTATCTAAGAATGTACCTACAGACTGTTGAGCTTTACCTACTAATGTACTAGACGCACCAAACTTTTGTGGAGCCTGTAGTTCTATGACCTGATTGTCAATAATATTACGTCCACTCTGATCAATATACTTGACAAGAGTGTCTAACTCAGCTTCTTCCAGACCTGAAGTTTTAGCTAGACGTTTGATAGCTAGACTTCTAGTAGCACTATCAGGTAAGTTTGCTATGATCATCATAGGTATTGACAAACCTAGAGCTTTTGTGCCAGCCTTAGGTGAAATACCTACTATAGTCGTACTGTGTAGAGCCTGTAAAACAAACTGATCAGGATTAAAGAAACCAAATTTAGAGTAGAAACCTACCTGAAGTAGACGTGACGCAGGGTCAGTCTTAGCTAGGTCTAGTTTCAAACCTGTTTGCTCAAATACAGCCTCAGTAGCTGACCTTGTAAATGTTTCCCATTTGTCACTTAACCAAGTTGGTTGGTTTAATCTACGTTTAATGATGTCTTGTTGTTCACGTAGTTGTGCAGCTATGTCATTGAACTTACCTGTCTTGGTTACTTCGGCTTTCATAAACCTAGTCATAGGGTCTAGCCCTTGTATCTCATTCCAGTTCTTGATTAGACCTTCATTGACACCAGCTAGTTTATTCCAACCGTCTATAGCATTTTGTGTAGCTGCACGATTGGCATACCCATATACTTCTGAACCAAACTGATCAGCGATAGCTGAGATAGGGTTATCATTTGTAGCTTTCTTACCACCAAACTCCATAAGAGGTGTGTCACCACGCCTCATACGTTGGCTGTTTAGTGTTGTACTTACGTCCTCGCCTACTGAGATACCTATGCGAGTAGGATCTTCACCTGCCTCTTTGATAGATATTTGCTCATCTCTAGCTTTAGCTGCAAATTTCTCATTGAAGTTGAAGTTGTACTCTCTGCCTAGCTTTTGTAAGTCTTCTAGGTCTGTGATATGTCTGTTCCAAAGATTGTTTGCACGTATTACGTCACCTAGTTCATCATACTCAGCCCTAGATAGAGACAACTGCTGTAAATCTGTAACACCGTTGTTTCTCATAAGTTCATCAACTTTTGTTGAGATAGTGTTTATCTGTTTTGCTGCAGTTTGGATCTGATCCTTACCGAAAGACCCAAGCAAAGTCTTGAAACCTACAGATGTAGTCTTACCTGAAGCTAGTCTCTGCTCCTTGACAGTACCTAAGAACCACCTAAACTGTGCGTTGGTTCTAGGACCACCAATGTTGTAAGGCATAATGTCAATACGCTCTAGAACTCTAGTGGATTTGACGTTAGTAAAGTAAACATGATCAAGATAAGGCTCAGGTGTCTTATAAAGTATCTGATCACCTGTTAGTTTTTCTCTTCTGATTGGCCTTAGTGTGGACAAATCGAGAACAAACTCATCATCTACCTGCCCAGCACTTACTCTGTAAGCTACAGCCTCAAAATCATCGGAGAATCTAGCCATTACACCGTCTAGAGCTACTGCACGTTTTAGTCTAGCAGACGCTTGAATGTGCCAAGCTGCATCATTTATGTCAATTACTGCATCATAGGCTTCTACAGTGCTTTTACTAGGGGATTTGCCGTAGTATGTCTTGTACATACTCTCGAATGATTCTTTTGTTGGAGCAAATCGTAGGTAAGACAACTCACCATCACGTAGTTTTGTAAAAAAGTCAGATAAGTTTTCTAATTCTTTACCTTTTACTGCACGTATTTTCTTTTGGTAAGGTTTTACCAAGTCTCCAACTAGAGCCTGTCCTGCCTCAGCCTGTAAAAACTTAGCACCTAGCCTGTCACCTAGTCGTATTGTTGAAGCACCAAACATCTTGTTGATTGCATCACCAATGAAACTACCTTTTTCAACAATTTCAGCCATTGGTGCAGCTTCGGAGATGTCTAATCTTTTTTCTGTCTCAATAAACCAGCCTCTACCTTGCTCTCTTTTGACAACATTAAGGCTAGGATCTGTAGCAGCTATGGCTTCAGCGTCCATTTTACGTCTGAATGGTGCACCTGTGCCATCTTTACCCATTCGTACTACAACTTTGTAGTCATCAGAACCTTCAGCTATCTTTACGAAGCTCTTCATAGCGACATTATTTGTCTTAGCTGCGACATTTCTAGCTGTAGCACTAGCTAATTCATCAAGTACAGTTCTAGGTAGCAGTTCACCAAAGCTTCCTCTTCGGTTTGCTAACTCTAATTCCTCTACAATTCTGTTCTTTAGAACACCCTGTCGTGTAACAACCTGACTAGGACGTTCTACTGGTCCTCTCACAGGGTCTAAGTCTTCAGGAAGTGTACGTCCTGCGTTTATCTGGTCTGTCTGAGCACCTAGATCATCTACTAATCTTGTTGCTGCACTTGCTGCTTGAACCTCATCACCCATTACAGCTACAGTATCCACTGGTGAACGTGACCTTGTTAGGCTTAGAAGCTTACTCGCCTGTTCAGCAGAGGTAGTAAATGTTTTCTTACCACCAGCTACAGCAGCAGTTATTGGTCCTCTGATAATTTTTGTAGTACCCAGCGCAGCAATATCAGCTACGCCAAAGACTGCCATAAGTCCAGCCATAGGATCGTCACCTAGGTAGGTAGCATCGTTAGCAGACTTGTACAAGTTCCAGATGCTGTCCTCTGAAAAGATACCTTCTGCCTTACGGTCTTCTATGTACTCCATAGCCCACTTCTCAAACTCTGAAGCATTAAGAGTATTGAAAGCTCTACGGATGTCTTCACCTTCTCTGTTTGATCTGAAGGTTACATTCTCAAAGGCTCCTATTGTAAGCTCTCTGAGAACATTGACATCTAGAAAGGACAAGACCTTGGAGATACCTGACTGATCATTCTTTTCTAGTTCTCTCTGAAGCATGTTGTTCCAGAGTGTCATGTTTGTCAGTGTTCTTGAAGCTGCAGGACTAACATCATTGTCAGCTAACATAAGGTTTTGTATGAGAAGGTACTCAGGGATGGACATATCCTCACCCTTCTCAGTTCTATCCTTGATTAACTCAGCTACTTCATCAACGTCAAGGCCATCTCTGTAGCCTTGTTCTATTGCTATTGCGTAGTCTAGATTTAAACCTTCGTTCTTAGCTATAGTCTGTGAGCTTTCATCACCTGCTGCACGTTCAGCCTCAACCTGATCTACAGGTATGTTGGTAGTAATAGCTATCTCCTGAGCCTTTTGTCTTTCGACAAGGCTTCTAGGATTAAAAGATTCTTTTTCAGGAAAGTCTAGAGTTTGTGCTCTTAGTATTTCTTCATTAAGAACCTTTTGATTTAAGGTTAAAAGAGATACCATTACTCTGGTAATCCTGATGCTGAGGTTGAATTAGCTAATAATGTGTTTATATTAGGTAAAAACATAGAACCAAACTGAAAACCTAATCCACCCAGAGCAGCAGAGTATTGAGCTTGACCACCTAGTATAGAAGCTTGTTGGCTAAATGCAGATCGTTCAGCACTAAGACCTGACATCATACTACCAAAACCTAAGTTAGCTCCTAATTGAGAAAACAATGATCCTCTAAAACCACCCATAGCAGATACTCCTATACCTGCTCCACCTGCTCTAGCAGCTTGTTGAGCTTTACTTATTCTAAGAGTTTGTCTGATAGCAGCCCTTCGTTGTCTAGTTTCAGCAGCAGCCTGTTGTTTTTGTTGAACTTCAATAGCAGCAGTTTGAGCCTGTGCTGCAGCAGAAGCCTGTTTAGCTGACTTAACAGTTTTAGTAACACCATAAGCTGTAGCTGCTGTTCCTAGAGTTAAAGCTGCTCCACCTGCTGTAACTGCGATACCTCCTACAGTAGCTGCTGCTCCAAAACCTAATCCAATAGCTGTAAAAATTGCCATATTATATTTCCTTTATGTAAGCAGTTTCTATAGGCTTATAGCCTTTACGTTTAAAGAGAACACCCACTCTGTTACTAAGAAGATTGTCTAACTCAGATAGTCTAGCAAAACTACAACCTACTTGTTCAGACCATAGTGTGTATTCGTTTATTAGTTTCATTGAAGTCTTTCCATTTCTATGCTCAGGGTCAATCCAAAACATTATCTCTTGGGCAAACTTAAAGTCGTTAATAGGTAACTCAGTAACCATTGCTATAAGAGCACCTACTATTTCATCATTGTGATCTATTACTTTTACAAAACCTATTTCATGTTCTATTAAAGTAGTTACTAGTTCATTAATCTTGTTTGTGTTTATCTTAGACCAAGCTGGATGAGGTATTTCTTTACAGAATTGTTTTACTGCTAGGACAATATCCAAGACATCCTCTTGGGTAGCATCCCTAATTGTGTATTCAGACATTAGTATCTAGGGTTCCTTCCTTGTATCATACCCCAACCTAGGAGCAAGAAGTCTTTACCCTGTTCACTTTCGTATTTAATTCTCATGGATCGTCCATGTCCACGTATTTTTACTCTTGATGTAATAACATCCTGAGGATAATCAAAGTCTGATAGATCACTGTTGTCAGGAAACACAGGAAACTTTAATCTATACACCTGTTGTGCTGTACCAAAGTTTTCAGCAAAGTCCCAAGCAGCAGAAACATTTAAACCTGAAGGTCTAATAGGTTCGTAACCTGCAGTTTCATTACCAGTAAATCCTGTTTCTGTAACTCTACAGTATGTTACAATGTAAGGTGCGTTCTTTTTAGTTATGACATCACCTATAAAGTCGTAACCTGTTTCAGCAAAAGATGAGTAATTTGTATCACCCCAATCTAAAAAGTCAATAGCTGTAAATGCACCAAAGGTTATTTTATTTGTACCACCATCCCTACATATTAAAACAATAGCAGGGTCTCCTGTAGTTGTATTAGATATTTGTGTAGATACAACATCGTCACCTGCTGAAGTAACAACATCATCTATACCATTATTTGCTGTAACGTCTAATGCGACTTCACTAGCACCGTAACCTGAATAGAAAGCTAGTCCAACAATACAATCTGTACCAGAGGTTTGATCTGAAACTTTCCAAGGTATAAAAGCCTGAAGAGGTACATCAAGAATTAAAAAGTTGTTAAGTTTAGAAGCTACAGTTTCATTTGCGTCAGGATAACCCCAATATATTCTTTTGTTGATAGCGTCATAAACTGCAGTAACTTTTAGTTTAGCGTCTGCGTCAATAGCATCCCAAAATGTTTGAATAGTAGGAATAGTTAAGTTTTGCTCAGTACCCTGACCTGACACAGGGTCTGTAGTTAGTGTGTGTATGCCAAACCTTGACCACCAGAAAGGAACACCCTCAGCTTCTACGAATGTTTGAGGCTGGAGTAAACCAACCCTAGTAACTCTGTTGACAGAAAACTCTGTTGCTCTAAACACACCGTCAACACCAGAGATTTGCCATACGCCATTCTCAGCAAATACGAAAAGAGAGTTTTGATAAGCGTATAATCTTTGTATCTTAACAGCGTCAGGTATTCTTATTTCACCACCATCTGTAGCATATAAGTCTGACAAATATTCTGCTGTAGGATCATTCTGTTGGTGACATATACCTAAGTCATCTACTGTTTCAACAACTTTAGAGAATAGTATTGTACCAGCATTTTCAGCACTGTCAATACCTGCGTAGAAAACCCTACCAGAGAATGACTCAGCACATCTAAATCTAGAGCTTTCTGAGTCTGTCATTTTAGTCAGACCTGTCAGACCTGAAGCAGACCCTCTGTTCTTAGTAAAGAAGTCCAGTATGTAGTGACCATTACCTGTTAGTGTTGTACCACCGTATATCTTCTCCCATTCAGTAGAGCTATAATTTCCACTACTGTCTTTACCTGAAAACCAAGGGTGAGTAAGTCTTTTAGTTAAGTCTGTAGGAGCACCATTACCTGTGTTCCAACCAGCGTTCTGTGCATCATACTTTCTATCTTGAGAAGGAGATGAGTTATTATCATAGTATCCTGAGGTATCCCCTTGCCACTCAAAGTCTCTAACCTCAAAGTCAATCTGAGTGACTGTAAATGTACCTGAGCTATATTGAATAGCTATAGTATTTATTTCAGGAGAAGATACAACTAAGTTACCTTTGATTGATGTAAACTGACACTTAGCTGTGTCTGCACCGTTAGAACCTGCCTGTTCGTATGACGCTAGATTTACTGAGTTAGCCTCAACTTGGTCTGAGTAAGGTAGTTCGCCTTTGTTGTAAAAATAAAGCCTAGCACCCTTCTGGAATACTAGGAACTCTAGGTCAGCGTTACCACCAACGTTTACCCAAGATCCTGTAGCAGTTTGTTCTGCATCACCAAGGGTATATGAAGAGAGTACATTACCTGTCTCGTACTCTACACCTAACCGTCTACGTCTAGTACCATCCCTACGTAGGTCACAGTTTAGTTCATCAACGGAAGCACCATCAGGAAATGTAAGTTCTGCAGCCTCAGTTATAAGACCCTTTACAAAGTTGTTAACTGCTTTCTGACTTAGACTTTGAGCCATTACGTTCTTTCTCACGTTGGTCTGCGTACTCGTTACGCTGAACAGTTTTAGTTTTTACTTTGTTTCTCAAGTAATTTTCTACAGCTTCTTTGCCTTTGTCTAAGCTAGAATACCTTCCTGATAACTCACTAGGTACAGAACCTTTCTCAAACTTAACTCTAAAAAAACTGTATCCACTTTCTTCTTTATGTACATAAATCTCTGACATCATCTTGTCAGACTTTATGACACAGCGTTGGTTTACTGTATCAGTTTCTATATCTATCATTAAGTTCTTCCGTACTGGTTTCTTGAAGCTTGTCTAGTCTTGTACTGATCGTTTTGTACATAAGACTTTAATCTACGTGCAGCCTGATCAATCTTAGGATCAGGACCACCTTTAAATAAACTCATGCAAGTTGACTTAGCTTCTGCCAAAAGGAAAGGCATTAGTGTCTGGTCTAAGTCTATAGCAAAGCTATCTGTTTGACTGAAGGTTGGGTAGATAGAACAGAAAGCTCTTGTTTTGTTAGCTGCTAAGTTAGCTTCTACTGAAGCATCGTAGGCATCCATAATAATATGGTTGTCGTTAAAAGAAGTATAATAAGATGGGTCTTTGTCATTTCCTACAAACAGTTCTACTGATTGATCTACTGTTGTAACTTTCTTAGCTGTCTCATCCATCCTATCCATAAACACTAAAGGTTCTACGTAGACTATTTCTCTGTAGTCTGGACTAGCTGCAGTACCTATGTTGTAGTCAATACGTATCAACTGTTTTGTTCTTGCAGGATACGTGAAATGTGTAGGCTTTGTATTATCTGCTAAAGAAATTAAAGGTATAAGTTTATTGTGTTCAGGTATATCTCTTGCTGCAATTATATTGAAGTAAGTGTCTTCTACTACTGAGGCTACCTGTTGAGCTTCTACTGTGTCAGATATGCTGTTGACATCTTCTGAGTCCATATCAGATAAGATGGACTGAACGATTTGTAAAAGAGTGCTTTTCATTATGATCCATCCACGCAGATAACTATACAAGCTTCAATGTGTGAACTTGGTCCACCGTCACATGCTATCTTTATAAAACTTCCTGCTGTTACTGTATTGTTTGATGAGGGTGTTAGAATATCTACGTCACCTGCAGCAGAACCTGACTGAGTTATAGTAAGGGTTCCCATTGAAGAACCTGCTGAGTTAGTTATAGTAAATATTGCATCTGCACCAGCTATAGCTGCTGTTAAAGCACTTTGTATTTTAGTTATAGTTCCTGCGTAAGGTATGGGTACATACAAACTACTTGCAATAGAAATGTCTGGAAACTGAACTGTTAACATGGACTGTCTAGATGTCCAAGTACCTGATCCAGAACCGTTAGCTAAGTAAACGTCACCACTACTTGCTGCAGCCACGCCTTTAGGTTCATGTAAGTAAGGATCAGAAAGAGTAGAGTGGTTTACGTTAGCCATTAAAATCTCCTAGGGCATGAGGTAGGGTGCTCCCGAAGGAACACCCCAGTGTCATTAAGGCTCGATGTATTCGATAACCAACTTGGCTTCACCAGCAGTAAATGCTGCTGTGCCATAGTTAGCTTCGATGTACACATCTGCTGCACCAACATTTGCTGTACCGCCTACTAGAGCACCGTCACAAGCTACTGCTTTTGTTGCAGCGTTAATAGCTGTCAAAGCAACAGTTGCGTCAATACCATCAGCGTCTACAGTCGTACCGTCTTGCTGATACGCACCGATTGTCAATGTAGCTGCACCACCTGAGGTGAAAGCTGTTGTGACAATAAGGTGAGCACCAGTGATGTACGAACCTGCTGGGATGAAAGCATCGTGATCCTGCGGAGTTGCAGCAGCACTAGGAACTTCTGTTCCTGTGATTGTCATCACTAATGCTTTCTTTTGACTTGAAAGAGAAGTACCACGCTTTGCAGCAGTTCCCTGTTCACCTGCGGTAAGAATCTCTAGACCGTCTGCGTTTACATAACTCATTAGTCTACCTCCTTACGATACTGTTGGTTTCGTAATAATACGAACCATGTTTTCAGGACGATACAACTTGACACCGTAACGAGCAGTTGTTACAAACTCATGTCTTTGGAAGTCTTTGTTGTAATCGTAGTCCACTTGAGGTTGTTGACGGAACGCACCCACGAATGGGTTTACAGACTGGTCTGCTGAGAAGAACAAGTTAACTACACCGTTTGTTGTTGAGTAGTCTTGGTTTGTTCCAGCTAAGTCTGGAAGTGCGCTGTCAGTTGCTGTTGGTAGGAAGTTTGAGCAGTATACGTCAAAGCCGTAGATGTTAGCTATGAAACGCATACCTGTCGCAATACCGTCACGAACAATACCTTCGAAACGTGGGTTGTTTTGCACGTTTGTTAGGTTAGCTAGTGTGTTAAGTGTGTACTCAACAGACGGATCAACGATAGCTACCAAGTTGCTGTCTGGAACACTTTGTTTTTTCAAAGCGTAACGTGCATAAGCAAACTCTTTGAGACCCATAACTTCGTCAGTCTGAGTAGAACCAACACGCATTTTGATGCTGTTAATAGTTTCTGAAGAGTTAGCTGAAACGCCAGATTCAGGAGCAGCGAGAGTTGTTGTCTCGAAGTGTTCCATGATTGCACGTTCTTGTTCTGGTACAAAGCGTGACATTAATTCGTTTGAATAGAATGTGTCTTGCTCTGCTTTCTTTGTCATATAAGTAGCTGATGATAGATACTTATCGACTGTGAAGGTGAAGTTACCTGTGTCGAGTGGACGATAGGTGACCGCACTATCTTCTGTGTAGTTGTCTACCTGTGCCTGACCGATAGATGGGATGTTGAAAGTATTTCCATCAGGAAAACCATCAAGCATACGCACATATCGTTGTGCCATCATCTCGTCACGCAGAATTTCTTTTAATTCTGATGAATAGACCTGAGCACGTTGCAGGAACGTGGTATTAGATGTGGTCATTGCCATGTCTAAGTTCCTTTAATTATGCACCAAACTTTTCGCCAAGCCTAGCTTTATCTTCAAACATTTGTTGCTGCGTCTTAGCGGAATAGTACAAGTTACGATTTTCTCTACGTAGTTTCTGATAGTAATTAAAATCTCGCTCCGTAGAGGATTGCATGTTGACACCTTCAGTTCGAACTGACCCAGCAACCATAGGGCTGACAGGACGTTTGTTCTCACCTATAAGAGCGAAGAAAGCATTAGGTGATTCAGCAGCAATATCACGTAAACGATCTATTGACATACCAAGCTCCTGAGCTTTCCTTTCGATTTGAGCCTTGGCTTCAGTGCCAAAGCTTCCCTCTAGTTCTTTGTCAACAAGTTCTAGGTTGCCTTTAACTTTAGCTTCTAGCTCTCGTTGACCTAGTGTCTTTTCTACAAGGCTCTTCAGGTCTTCCTCACTAAAGTTTGCAGTGGTATTCTGGTCTTTAGTGCTACTGTTATTTTTAGGCACTTCATTAGTCGCTGCAGTAGATTCAGCGGCCTTGGTCTGAAGCTGATCAAGAACTTCGTTTTTGTATTCCTGTTTCTTTAAGTCTTCCCTCAGTTCACTGAGTTGGTCTTCAAGATTTTTAATGTAACCATCGGCTTCTAATTTACCTTTGGCTAACACTTCAGGGTCTTTCCAGTTCTCTCCCTTTGCCTGTACAAGTTTATCAAGAAAAGATTCCTGTTGAGGGGTTTCCTGTCCTTGATTCTCGTTGTTCTGATTTTCCTGTGTGGTTGCAGTACTATCAGTAAATACCATAATTTTATTCCTTATCTAGGTTAATAAGATCTAGCACTTGGGTTAGTGCTCTGTTGTAGCCGATACGATCAGCCATTTTGTGTGACCAAGAAGGACTGTCATAGTCAGTCGTAGTTGGTCTATCCTCAAGCATAGACTCAAGAATCTCTTCGAGAAGCAGAAGACTTTCTGAGTTGGACATAATCTTTTGTTTGATCTTGTCCTTGTCTTCTTGCGTCTTACATTTCTTAAACCAAGCAGCCTTCATTTATTTCTTTTTAGGCTTAGGCTTCTTTGGCATTGGTTTCTTTTTACTTCCATAGTGGCTTGGCATTTTACAATCCCTTCTCTATTGCAATATCCTGTTCTTCTTCATACTGAACTTCAGCTTCAGTTGTAATACGTTGAGTTTCCAGTTGCTCAGAAACTGTTACGTTATCACCAAATAGTGCTGGCTCACCTAACTCATCAGCTAGGATTCTAGCAAACTCTTTACCTGACAAGTGGATAGCAACAGTAGGATCAGCAAGCTTGATCTGGTAGAGTTGTGTCAGGTTCTGTACTCTCTGTGCTCTCTCAGCAAAATGTCTAGCACCCATAGGTACAATCTTGCCGTTAGCCATGATGTCTTCTTTTGTAATCTCTTCAAAGAAGAACACACCTGAGTCTTCGTTAAGAACTCTGATTGTATCTGCGTAGTCCATGTTACGTCTAGCAGCTTCGATCATTCCGTTTAGAATAGGCTCTAAGAATACTCTTTCAAAGTGTGCAGTCTTGTGTTGGAAGATGCGTCCTGCTGCAGTCATTAACTGCTGTACTTCAAAGGCTGTCTTCTCACCTGCACTACGGATACCCATAGCTTCTCTTGGAGCACCAGCCATCATTTCCATCTTAGCTTCTAGGTTCTGAATCTGAAAGTCAGCGTTTAGTGCTGTTGGGTCAGGGGCTAAGTATCCTACGTCACCTTCTTCACCCATGTATATACGTGCTGCTGGCTCGAAGTCAAAGTCTTCTACGTCACCTCTGATCTTGATGATTGGGTAAGCTATCTGATCAAAGACATCAGCCTTGAGATTTTCTAGGTGGTCTATTCTATACTGCATACCAACAAGATTGTCAAGTGGTCCCATTGCGTATAGATTGTCTGGACGCTCTCTCCAACCTGCGTGATAGATTGGTGACTTACCTAACCAGCTAGGGTTCTGCTCATTGTAGATTACGTAGGCTCTGTCTACAATAGTTATAACTCTGTTCTTATGGAAGACTTTGGTGTCAGCATCGTAGATGTCACCGTAGAATGTCATAAGCTCTACAAAGTTTGACTCGTAGTATTCGTTTAGGTTTGTAAAACCGTCTGCTGTAAATGCGTGAGACTTGTCTATGTCAACATCATTACCACTTACAGCAGCCCTGTTAGCTACCATCTTCTCAAAGATTTGATTGAGGTATGCGTTGTCTACAGTCTCTTCAATCTTTCTAGCTAACTCACCCATGCTCATCATAGTTCTGACAATCTTAGGGCTATCACTAAAACTTGCTGCTAGTGGATTAAAGCAAATATCAAAAGGGCTGATACGTACAAGTTTTGGACCTACATAGTTTACTACACGTTCACCATCCTCATACTCAGTGTAATCTCTGACAAACTCTACTGTAGCAAAACAGTTACCGTACTGAATGTAGTCATTGATTAGTTTGCTTGTTGTATCTACAAAGTCAGATTGACGTATCTTGTTTTCCATATAAGCTTGGATAACATCACGCTTACTCTTTACGTCTGAATCTTTATCGTGTGCTTCAAATCTGAACCAACGCTTTTGAGGAAATAAAGCTGAGAAATAGTTAGCGTGTAGATTGTCAGCTATCTGTGTAAGCTTTGGAGTAGTTGTACTGTTAGTCCAAGGGAGTTTACTGTTGGATGTAGTACGAGTATCAGTAGCGTAGATGTAGTTACGTAACTCTTTCCACTCTTCAATCTTTGTTCGCCTTGCGTTGTGCCATTGTGTCCAACGATCTGCAATGTCTTCTGCTAGACCGTGGGGATCAATCATAGTCTGCAGGTCAATAGTTGTTCCAGCCATTAGAAGGAAACTCCACCGAATCTAGAATTAAACTGTACCACGTTATCTCTACTCCTACGTATTACTCTAGCTGGTTTGACAGCCATATCAACAACAGAAGCTAAAGCATCAATTATGTCATCGTGAACTGGGTTTCTTGATGACAACTCTTCCTCTAGTAACTGAGTATTACCACCTCTGTAGTGCCATATACTCATGTTATCATAGCGTGGCTCAAGTATCGAAGCTATACGTTCTTGTTTGTTACCTTGGTTTTTGTTAGGTCTGTACTCATCAATACTTATAGCTAGTCCGTGTTGCTTGATAAGTTCTTTGAGTTGCTTGACGATTGCCATTTGTGCGACTGTTGTTTCTGCTCTGAGCTTTCTGAATGACCACTTGTTTGACATGTGGAGTATGTTCTGGAAGTAATCAGATATTCTGTCAGTCCTGAATCTATCGATGTCCAAGACGTAGACGTTGTTTTCTGCATCGACACCTATCACAACTATTGCTGTATAGTCAGCACGTTTGTTTAAACTAAAGGCGAAGTCAACAGCAGCAAAGACGTTTAGTCTACTATCTTTGTAGAACAGGTAGCCGTTGTCCTCTCTTACGTGTTTTCTTTCGTAGTACTGAAACTTATCTGGTGAGACAGGTACGTTGTCAGGGTCAGTAGGATCGTTGTAGTACTGTGCTCTGAACTGTCCTTTGTCTAGATACTGACCACGTTTCTTAGCTAGTATCTTCATGTCAAACCCAAACCACTTACCGTCTTTGCGCTGGGTTCTAGGCCAAAGGAACTCACCTGTTCCATCACCTCTTTCTTCTACAGGTTTCTCAAATATCTCGTAGATACTATCCTCACCTATCTTATCACCGTCTTTGTCGTACTGATCCTCAGTCATCTGCAGTAGATCGTTGTACAAGTCAGCAGGGTGATACCTAGTTCCTACTACCCACTCTTTCGCTTCAGCACCTTCAATAGACGAGAGAAGAGAGTATTGACTTTTGACTTTATTGCGTCCTTCACCTGTGTAAGCATTTTCATACACCACGCAGTCATCGAGGACAGCAATGTCACAATGTAAGCCTGTAAGCGATGTAGTAAGTCCACCAGTAAAGATCGAAGGGTCTCTAACATTTTCTTTTTTCCTTAATGGATGGTCTAACATAATCTCTGAGTTAGTCCATCGTGTTCGTTTACCTTCATCAAAGTTTACGTGTTCAGGCCAATACCTTCTGTATATGTCTGAGGTCAGTATTCCTTTAATGAAACCTAGTTGTTTCTCAGCAAGGTTAGCTGTAGCTGATATGTATAGTATACGTAAAGTTGGGTTCTTTGTCAACTCCCAAGCTACTCTAAACGCTATTAATCTTGACTTACCGTGGTCTCTAGGGAAGAGTAAGAGTTGATGTGACTTAGCTTCAGGTCTTATCCACCAGTTGCAGACATCTTCGTGGGCTTGCCCTAGTACCTGCTCTGGTGCTACTAACCTTATGAATGTTACAAGATCACTTTCAGCAGCGATCCTGATTTGCTCTAGGGTTGACATTATCCAGCCTCTAGCGCATCCAGCCTTGCTTTGATTGCTGTGTTCTCTGTTTCAAGTGTTTCAATCTTGGCTATCGCTTCTTGCAATGCAGCCGTTAGCAATGGCACTAACTTGCTTTGATCAATACCCTGATACTTTGGAATGGTGTTACCATCATCGTCTAACTTGTTATCACCAACAGAAACACCGTCAGGTAATTCTTCACCTTCTACCCAAACCTCTACTTCATTATGCGTACCAGTAACTGCTTCTGGAACTACCGTTGCTGCCTCATGCGCTAAGAAGCCATCAACTGTTGTGTCTGCATCTGCAATAAAATTGAAGCGTTTAGGTGCTAACTGTTTAACTCGTGTAATGCCATCAGTAACATCTGTGACGTTTTCTTTGAGGCGGTAGTCAGATGATGTGTTAAAGGCTGTTGATGAACCGTTTACTGTAATAGACCCTGAAAAAGTAGCTCCGTTATAAAAAGTTGCCGCATAAACAGCACCTGCACCTGTTGTAGTTGATATGGTTTCTAAAGGTACACCAGTTGTGTTATTGCCAAGAGCTGCTGTGCAAAGTGAACCTCCTGTCGTTGATGTAGTGTTTACTAATAACCTACCGCTGCTGTCGATGCGCATACGTTCTGGCTGACCACTCCCAGTGTGAAACAGCATATCTGAACCGCTTTGGCTTATTCTTCCAGAATATGCGGTGTGGCTGTTCAGGTAAATACTTGCACTATTAGCTGCGCCATAACCTGCATAAATATTACCGCTGCTGTCGATGCGCATACGTTCTGTGTTATTAGTATCAAACGCTATTGGATGGTTAGTGGTTGTACCAAAAGATATAGCACCATCAGAGCCATCATAATAAATCTGAGAAGATACAGCACCATCAGACCTATCAAATGTAGCTAATGCTTCTGAGCTTGTGTCAGTAGAGTTTACATGAAGCTTTGTACTAGGTGTAGTTGTACCAATACCCACCTTATTAGCAGAGCTATCGATAAACAGGGTATCTGTATCAAACTTTATGTCGCCATCTGCATTAGATACAAAGGCTGCTAAATCTCTGGCTCTGCTCATCGGTTACTCTCCTAATAGAGTTGCTAAGTCCAATGCTTTCAATGCGTCTGGTGTTGATGCTGATGCGATACGACTATCATCTGTGATGTCACGTAAGGTTTGCTTCTTGGTAGCTATAGCAGTGGTACTATTGCCAGCCTCTAGGGCTTGCATAAACTCAACGTCTAAAGCTTCCATACGAGCTACACGATCAGCACGTAAGTTGTCTTTGTGAATGTTCCTAGCTGCTGCCATGTCTACTTCCACAGCGTCACCGTTGAACTGCCAAGCACCTCGGAAAGTTCTGTCTGTTGGTACAGTTAGAGAAGATGCTTCACGAACATCCCCATTGATATTGATGTAAGTTGTCATTGCATTATTCTCCATGCGTTTCTAAATGACCGATCACTAGGGATCATTTCAACAGGTACAATCTTTAGGATCGTTCTGTTACCTTTATAGTCTCGCCATACTGACGGATCTATATCCTTTTTGACTAAGTATTCTATTGCTTCTTCCTCTGTCATAGCACCGATAGGTTCAGCGTATGGATGCTCTTTAGGCTCTCCGTCAGGCACATCTCTGTCACGCTGATAGGTGTCAATAGGTGGCAGTATACCACCCTCCAATGCACAAGCCATCCAGTTAGGATCAGGCACTAATACCTTGGCTGGTTCGTCTGGTGTGTCAGGGTCTTCGAACAGTACACGATACTTAGACTGTACTGGGTCTAGCCTAGTCTTAGCTTCTGCTAACCTATCCCATAGATGTCCGTGGGTCATGCTAGGTCTCCTTGAATTGCGGTATTAAATAAAGCAACATCTACACTTGCATGGCTTAAGTCATAAGACTGAAGATTGTAAGAGGATGTCGTTAATACTGTAGAGGTAGCACTGTGAAAAGTATTGTTTATGCCTGACCAGCAGTACGATGTGTTAGACATGTTGTTAGTTAAATTTACATTGTAGTTGCCAGTTGAATTATCAGTCAAACTTGAAACATTAAAGCTGTCCCTAGCCGCAATCGTTCCTGTGCCCTTAAAGTTAACCCAAGCCTTTGCAGACCCATTGGTAACATAAGTAGTCGCTACAGTTGTTGTGCCATCGTTGAGGTTGGATACTTCTAGTGTACTCATGCTAGGTCTCCGTGAATCGCTGAATATGTCCTACAGTCTTGGTTTGTTCTGTCGCTTGAAGAGTTTACAAAAAAAGTTTCGAAGTCATATTTAGAAGCTGTCTTTTGACCATCTGTTATATCATGTTCCCTGATAGGGCTACTGCTTCCGTTATCTTCAGAACCAGTTAAAACGCAATATGTTGTATTTGCAAAAGATGAAGTAAAATTTACCGCCCCATCACCTGTTCCTGTGTCAGTTAGTGAAGAAACATTAATACTGTTATTAATACTCGCTTGACCAGAAGGTATGTCAATCCACATTCCAGCAACCCCTGACACTGCACGACTAGCTGTTTCACCTGTGGCTTTGATGTTTGTGACCGTTATCGTACTCATGCTAGGTCTCCTACCGTGTTACCGTTACTGTGACGTAATCTAAGTCTGAAAAAACACCTGTGCCTGTATTTATTGCAAGTGAAGAAGAAGTTGGGGCAACATTATATCTAAAATTTGTACTTAAAAAAGCTGCACTCCCATCTCTTCCATCAGTTGCTACAGAATAATTTGCATCTGTTAAACTACTACTAAAATTTACTGTGTATAAACCTGTTCCGTCATCTGTTACACTTCCCACATTTGCACTTTCTCTAATTGCAACTGTTCCTGTGCCATTAAAGTTTACCCATGCTTTAGCAGCATACTGACCAGTCAGCGTAATAGGCCCAGTACCAGCCGCATTACTAATTGTTGTTGCTCTAATCTCAGACAATGCTCAAGTTCCCTCCTGTTGTGACAGTAAGAGTGACACCTGATGCTACGGCTAGTGGGCCAGATGCTAGTGCGTTCTCTGTTGCGTCAATGGTTACGTTTGTATTTAGCGTTTGCTCATGCACCCTGAAGATGTCACCAGCAGAAGCCGCTGGACCGTTAGTGCCTCGCTCACCTTTGTATCTGCCACCACCTACAGCAGTGCTTAGATCAACAGCAGTGAAGATTAATATGTCTACTACGTCAGAGGCTGAAGCTCCTGTTGTTAGAACTACGTCTGATCCGTTGGTAGCTGTAAAGTCTGTACCGTCTACTAGCTTAACACCGTTGAGGTATACATCGACAAACCCAGCAGTGTAGCCTGACGTATTGAACGTAGTCTGAGAAGCTGTAGCAGTGTAACTGTGCCTAGCCTGTGTAGTCTGTGGTGATGGGGTTGTGCCTATGTATCCTGACATTTATGACCACTCCTCTGTAGGCGCATCAGGCCATGTTGGATTATCTGGATTAGTTTTTCTAATAGTTCTTATGCTTGCTCGATAGGTAGCAAAAGCCGCTACACAATCAGATGTTAATCCACTGTCTGGTAACTGTGTCCAATCTGTTGCAACCAAAATAGCTTCTGCTGTTGACTTGTTAAGGGCAGTGCCATCTGGTTTTTCTAAAAAGATATTTTTATAATTTGCCATGTTAACCTACCAAAAAACCTGAAAATGTGAGATAAACATCAGAACCATCGCTGTAAATATAGTTATTGCCTACATCAATTCTAATTACATCATTAGCAGCTAAAGGAACCATTCCTGAAAATGACATGTTAGGATAATGATTTACGCTATCTTGCCCATATGATCTTACAAGATTAGTAGAGGTAGTCTCATTATAAAGAGTAACATAAACAGACGTATTAGCAGATAGATAGCTTGCAGAAGTATCACCAACGCCAAAACCTACAAAATTAAATTGGTATAAACCAGCAATAGGTGCTGTAAATTTACCTGTTGTTGTGCTGTAATGATTTCCTACGTTACTTCTAGTTCCATTAAAAACAATAGTACCAGTAAGACCTTCACTTGTTGTACTATCTTTATATGCGCTAAAAGCTGGCCTAGCTGGAGTAGATACAACGCCATTGGTATCGATTGTCATTGCCGTGTTAGTGCCTGACGCATTCTTGATAGTACCAGCGTTTAAATCGCTACTTGTTGTTAGTGTACCAGTATGCTCAACATTCCCAGCAAACGTACCACCGTTAGCTGCACTTACTGTGTCACTTGTCTGAAAGCTAGGATAGCTGATGACTACAACTTCATCACCGTTTTGTGCAGCGTTGGTTAGCGTAATGCTAGTTCCGTTAGTCGCTGTGTAGTCTGTGCCATCTACTAGTCTGACACCATTGTGGAATACATGGACTTTCGTTGGTGTGTAAGCCAAGCCAGTCAGTGAGGTTGTAGCTGTAGTGATGCTGTAGGTTTGTTTGCGTTCAGCAGCATTGGCTATAGTGCCAATGTTAGAACCTATGTAACCACCCATTAGTCAGCCTCCTGTATTGTTAATGTGCCAGCCTCAACCTGACGCATGATCTCTGCGTAGTGGCGGTTTCCAGAGCTAATAGGAACAAAAATTTCTTGACCGTCTATTGTTGCTTTTATGCCTGTGTTTTCACCTTGATCGGCTATGTATTGTGCTGATGTGACATCCATAACTATAACTCCGCATCAAATTTAAAAATTGTTGAACCCTGACTATAAAGAGTAGTGGGTACAGAGCTAGACAGTCCAGCATATGAGTTTCCATTTAACCTACAACCTCTTGTAGTAATTAAATCGGTGCTATGAGTACCTGTTGTTGTGGGATAACCCCCTGTCCCATTTAAAAAAGAAATAGTATTTGCTGTTTGCCCAGCGGCTGGAAGAGTTATAGTAGGAGCGGCTCTTTTACGAGTATCAAAGCGTAAAAAACAAGCTCCACTGCCAGAATAAGTTGTTCCAAGCCAAATGTTTTCACCACTTATACAATCCCACTGCTCATAATACCTTAAACACTTTTGAAACTCTTCCCCGTATGACCGATGCTCAAACGGAGTTGCTGTGTCTCCTACTTCGAGTTGGACTCCTGTGATGTAGAAGTCATTGCTGGTGCTGTCCATTACATTAACCTGACCGACAGCACGATTTGCGTGAGTATTGTGCCAAGTATTTTCCGTCAGTGTCCCACCAGAGAAAGCTGAACCAGCCGCCAGCCACCAATGAATATATAAACCTATTCCATTATCATTATCGATTGCAGTTGGTTGATACCCATCAAAAGTCATCGTGACTTTTTGCCAAGTGTTAGCTGTAGCAATCGTGTAGGATTGAGAGTTAAAATAAACTGCATCATCATGATAAAATTCAACAATATGAGTTCCTGTCTTAGGTGATTTTACCCAAAACTGAAGTGTTACTTTTTTAGCTTCACTTGTACCATATAAAAGATGCTGTAAATTTAGTCCTTCTATAGCTTGCCTTATTATAGCATAGTCACTTGCCGCCAAACTGGTATCTGCTGTGGTGACATCAATCTTTTGAGAATTTGAAAACCCTTGATTAGACGGAACGTCAGTGTCTTGCGAAAGAGTAACTATTGACCCACCATTACTGAGAAACTCATACCTATCTGCACCACCATAGGTAACTGTAGCACCAGTTACAGTACCCCTCTGTGCCACTTGCATAGCGCCATTGATAATCAAGTTTCTATTCGACAACGCAGAGCTATCATAGATCCTACTTAGTTCAGCTAGTTCAGACTGTCTGCTCATTAGGTTTGCTCCAATACACTCAGGATTACATCTGCGCTTGTTGCTGTGTCTGAACTTACAGTCACTGTGTCAGAGGCTTCTAGGATAATCTTACCATCCAATACTGACAAAGCAGACTCTGCTGGGATAGGAGCGTCCTTTACTATGTGGACACCAGCAGCCTTAACAGTAACCTTGATTTGACTACTTGTTGTGTTGGCTACGTTGCAACCAATCATAACTGTAGTCGTTGAGGGAGCCACAGTATAAGTAATTACTTCGTTTGTGCCTACTGAACTGCTTGTGAAGTTTTTGAATGTGTTAGCCATATTGAGTTATCCTCTTATGCTACGTCATCAAGTAATGCAGCCACTATACACTCTACTGTACCTGTGCTTGTAACAGCGTGAAGGTTGTCTACTGTTGTGTTGGGTATTTGAATTGACAAAGCTTGTCCTGCCCCAACTTTAATTGCATCACCTAAGGATGTTGTTACTGTATCACCATCTAAAGCAATATAGACATCATTAGTTGAGTCAGTATTCTTTACGTACAAGAACTTAACTAAGTCAGCAGCATCTACTGTGTTTGACACGCTTGAGCTTGCTGTGTAGTCAATATAGTTTTCCCCTAGTATCAAGTTACCTGAGGTGTTAGTAACACTTGTTAGTTTGTAGTACCATTTGTCGTTTGCGTCAGCAGGACTAACAGTTGTTGTAGTTGAAATAGTTTGAGCTATCTCATCTGGTAACACTGTAACCTGAGACACTACTGTTGCATCATCAGCCATTTTATTCTCCTATCCTAAGGCTATTGATAGAGCAAGTGCAGTACCTTCAGGATCGTATGCGTCACCTGCTGCTGCTCCGTTTATAAAACTAGAACTATCTTCGTTAAAGAATCTAGTCACGTTAGTTGCTGTGTTAAAATAAAAATCCCCTGAGGTTAGAGGATCACCGTTTTGGTCTGTTGTTGGGTCTGTCGTTGCAGCACCCAAGTAAAAAGCTTCTATACCGTCTAGGCTACCCTGTGCTGCTGTAGCTGAGGCTGCTGCTTGAATAGCGTAGTATCTAGATGAAAAGTATGTATCATCAACTGTGCCACCTGTGTAAGTAGCCCAGTCCTTAGCTGAACCACCACTAGCTGCACCTCTGCGTTGTGTACCTACAGCGTATTCTTTAGCTGAGTATTCTGTACCGTCAACTTGACCAGTTGTTTCTACAGCCCAGTCTTTAGCTGGTCCTGCACCTGCTGTATCAGTTATACCTGTGCCACCTATAGCCCAAGCTTTAGCTGAGTAACCTTCTGTTGCTACAGCTTCACCGTCAATCTTTTGTGCCCAGTTGTCAGCTTCGTCAGCAAATGCTGAGGCTTGGTTCTTTAGTGTTGTTACAGCAGCAACTACGTCAGTTCCTGTAGAATCTGTAATAGTGTTGACGTTAGTTATGTCATTTCCGTTTAGGTCTAAGTCTGCTGACATAGTATTAGGGCTACTACCATCTCTTGACACAGTATTGTCAAAGGCATCTCTTAACGCTACAAAGTTAGCGTTCAAGGCTGTAATAGATGCGTAGCCTGATGTAATTGAACTTATAGTAGGTTTTTTAGCCATAGCCTAGTTTACCTTTAATCCTAATCGTTGGGCATCGTCTTGTAGGAGTGACAATGCTTGTTTATTCTCTTCTTCTTGTTCTTTAGCTTTTAACTTCTTCTTAGCTTGTGAGGCTGTCTCATTATCTAACCAGCCTTTGTCCAATAGAAGTTTAGCTGCAGAGAAAGAACTTCTTCCGTTAGATCTCATCTCTTCAGCTATAGCTTGAATAGCTTGTGATTTAACTTTGACAACTACTTCGTTGCGCCAGTTGTTTACGTAAGGTTTTACTTGTGGAGCTTCTGATATAGTTTTCCATACATCCCAAGAACCAAAAACTGCCTGAGCAAACTCATACTCAGTCGGATCGTTTGGAACCATACTTACGAATAACTGTTGTAAGGACACGTAAAGTTTATCTTTGACTGTTATGTCATGTTCTTTTGTTGTGAAGATAACGTCAGTGGTGTCGTAGTATGACAATTCATAGAATAAACTTTTAGTTCTACACTTGCCATTCGGACCCTTTAGTTGGCTCATTTTAAATAATGGCATATAGTATAAATCCTCTTTTGCAATACAACTGATTCGAATCTTAACATGATTCGTTTTGTTTGTCAAGCACTTTTACAACATTTTTAAATATTTTTTATTTTTTGCATTTTATGCTTGACAACTGTGTAAAATAGTGGTATAATAAATTATCCCTTGGGGCTGCTATAGTGTATATGTATATATAATTATAATTATTATTAATTAGTTGTCTATAGCTTATCCTAAGGACACTTTCGTTTTCTCCTCTGGCTCACTCAGGTAAATACTGGGTGGGCCTATTTTTTTTGCCTTAGTGAAATTTTAGTGAGATAATTTTTTGTCACATTGTACATATATGCGGATGCCCCAAACCCCCTTGTGCCTACCCTTTGTGATCACAAAAGTTTTACCCGTCGGCCTGTAATGTGATCACAAATGGATAACTTTAGTAAGCTTTAGTGCTTTAGTATAGGAAATGTGATCACAAACGCTACACCAAAGCTAAACCACTGATTTTATTGACAATGTAATGTGTTATCCTTTGTGTCATATATCTTACAAAATATCTGACGTTTTTCCCTACGTACACGCGCACGTTACGCGCACGCGCATACACGCGCAGGTTCATATATCCAATTAAAAGAACTATTAGAACAAAACGTAAACGAATCACTAACCAAATGGAACACTAACGAACAAAACATGAAACAGTAAAAAAGGTTTTGTTTAAAATCAATAACTTATAAAATAGTTGAAAATATCTATTGCGTTATGTTGTGGTTTCATGCTTAATGGTGTCAACAACAACGAAAGAGAAAAAAATGAAAACAATAGAACACAACAATATAACATTTTCTATATCGCAATTAATGGGTTGCTATCATATAGAAGCAAGTGACGGTAAAAACGCAATGGTTCCTATATCTTGGGGATACGATAGAGTAGAAAGAACAATAAAAAACTGGTAAAAAAACTTGACCTTCTCTTTTAGCTATGCTTTGGTATAGCTATGACGGAAAGTCAACTAGCAGACGGGGAGCCTTTTGGCCTTGATCCAGAGCATTGATTGATCCAAGCTCCGTAGGTGCAATCTAGTCCTACATACTAAAAGACTAAAGACTAAATAAAATACTTGACTAACTAAATACAAACTGAAAGACTAAACACAACAACAAACACTTTAACGAAAGATAACTGATACGATACAAAGAGAAACACATATACAGCAATAGCACATAGGCGTGGAAGTGAGAATACACTACAAGCCCAGTCAATAAGACACGCAATCAATAAATGTGGATGCCACTAAGATTGCTAAGAGAGTTGACTAACTCATAACCAGTGAAAAGCTGCTAACCTACTGTTTAATTATGTTACATTTTTATATATTTACTGGACACAGCAGCGACTATTTTAGGCCAACCTAAACTTTGTATTGACACTGTGTTGTTGCTGTGTCTTACTAAATACATAAAGGAGAAAGACATGGAAATATTAGAATATCATAAAAACATTGATTTATTAACTAAACTATTAGAAACTGATTTAGATGATGAGACAAGAAAAGATATTTTAGAGTTACTTGAGGAGGCTAACAATGGCTAGACAATATAACGGATACCCAAGCTGGAATAGCTGGAACGTATCATTATGGATAAACAACGAATACAACCTGTACATTACAGCTTATGACTTAGTACAGCGAGAGGGAATGACTAGAGCTATTGAGATACTCACTAACTGGTGGGGCAAGAAAAGAACACCTGATGGTGGAGTATTCAATAAACGTAGTATAGGACTAGCACTAGAGGGAATGGATGAATGACACAACATGTTAGAAACATACTCAAGGTTTACCGTAGGGCAACCACTGAGGACATTGCCAACGGCTACAAGTGGTATGATGAAGCCAAGACATACTGCTCAATCATATCAGGGCTGTCAGGTGTCAAGCTGAACACTGTCATAGGTGTGATGGCTGCATTGTCACCAAACAACAAATGGGAGCGCAACATTGCTGATTGTGAACGCATGTGTTGGGCTTGGGTCGAAGGTGATGACTTGGATGACTTCAAGGTGTCATGCTACAACACTATGAAACAAAAAGCTTGGAGCATACTAGAGGACAACTTGACTAGTGATGATGAGATACTTGACAGGCTCAATGGTCAAAAGATCAGGTCATTCTATTCTAACATACGAGGGCTTGACGAGGTGACTATAGACGGTCATGCCCTTAACATTGCGCTAGGTGTCAGGCAAGGTCTGACTACTGACAAGACAAACATGAGTAAGAAAGTATACAAACAGATGCAAGAGGTCTATGTCAGGGCTGCAAAGCGTGTTGACATCAAGCCTCACATATTACAAGCTATCACTTGGACTACATGGAAAAGAGAAAATAATATTTAAGGTTGACATCTAATGAGTATTATGAAAGAAACTAAATCAGGCAAGTATATTGTCTATGATGATAAAGGAAAGATAGTAATAATATCTAGAGACAAAAGGATTTGCCAATACTACATAACCAAACTACAAACAGAAAAGGAGTAAACAATGTTTGTACTATTCGCAACTAAACCACTAAACGATAACACCAAAGGCTTTAGGTTCAACTTCCTAGGCATCAAGGGTCTAACACGCAAGCGTAAGATTGAAAGACGCTACGGTATCATCAACGGTACTTGCATGAAAGCCTATCACCTAGGCAAGCGTTCGATCTACTTTGAGACTAAGGGTAATCGTACAACAGCAAGAAAATTCCAACACTTTGCAGGATAAATATGAAAGATAAACAAACTAAGGGGATAGCTCAGGTTATCCCCATAGAACAGTACTACAATGATATATCAAGAATCATTGATGATGCTGAATGGATGGGTGAGGATGACATAGTAGAGTTGTACTTGCCTGAGAAGGAGCAAATAAAAAGAGACATGGATGAAGGTGAACTTTGGTATCCTAACTTCTAATAGTACCCTGTCCAAAGGACAGCCCTAGTATACCAACATTTTCTGATTTGTCAAGGAGAAAATTAAATGAAAGATTTTTCTACGGAAAAAAGATCAGGAGCAAGGGTGTTCAGAAACCCACATCATAACTTTGATGCAGACACTTGGAGTGGTTTAATTCAAGGCAACTCCCTGTTGATCTACTGGTTTACCCAATGGATAGACCAACACGAATGGGATGATGAAGCACCAAAGCTACAAGACTTCATGGCTGTCGAGTATCAGAAGAGTGCAGGTTGTGCTCCTTGGAAAATGGCAGGACAAGTTGATGCCTTTGGTGACTACGTACACGAAGGTGATGACGATTTAGCAGCCTACTTTATTATCAAAGTAAAGGTAAATGATGAGTTTAGACTAGCATACATATACCCATATGCTATTGTCGCTATGCCTAAGGCTGATGGTGGGTATCTTATAGTAAGGATGGACTAATGGAAATAATAATTGACTTTGGAGATAAAGAAATTGAAAAAGCTATAGCTGATAAACTATCTAAGGATACTGGTGTAGCTAGAGATAAGTTTAAGGAGAGTACACATGATGAAGAACTACGAAGTACAACTGAAGACTGATCTAAGGAGCAGTGTATACAGAACGCTTTACATCAAGGCTTACAGTGTAGAACAGATAGTTGATCAGCTTGGTGAAGATTATTATGTAACAGAAGTAGAGGAGTGGAAGATTGACGGAAGCAGAACTGATAGAAATGTTAAGGGAAGCAGTCAAGGACAAGCCAGTTGACTGGGTACTTGAGGACATCGAGGATGAACACAACTATTACTTTAGGTTTATATTGAAGGAGACTGACGATGACTGAATTAAACAAAGAAAACTTTAAGGAGATGGTACTTAAAATGAAAGCTCAGATAGATTCAAACGGTAAAAAGAATTATTCTAATGACACAAAAGAATACTATGTTGTTGATTACTATAGAGATAGAGCACTATGGTGGGCATTAAACGCTGTTTACTATATCTTGTCAACAAAGGATGATGGAGCAGTTGAACATAGTTTAAAAAAGACTATCAGATATTTATAAACTAAAGGAATATGACGATGCTACCTGATGAAATGGAAGCTGAGAA